ATAGAGAAAGAAGAGAATGGCAGAACTTCAAGCTGATTATGATAGTCAAGAGTATGCAAGAAATAGAGCTGCAGCCTATCCTTCTTTACAAGAATTTGCAGAAGCATATTGTGAAAAAGAAATAGGCGCTGACACTACAAAATGGGATGAATATGTAGTAAAGTATAATAAAGTAAGAACGGATAATCCGAAATAATTATGACAAGTATATTAAAAGCAGATAACATACAAGACGCAGACGGTAATAACATTATCAACGAGAGTAGTAACACGATTACTATCGGTGCATCGGGAGATACTATAAATGTTGCTGGAACTGCTGGAACTGGTTTTGGAAAAATTTTACAAGCAGTAACAGCTACACATTCAACAGCAGTTACTGTTACTGGAACTACTTTCACATCTTCTGGATTAGCAGCGTCTATAACTCCAGCATCTACATCAAATAAAATTTTGATACTCACTACTTCAGCAATTCAAACCTTTGGAGATGGATCAAGTTCATCTGGCAGAACTGGAAAAATAACTTTGCGTAGAGGTGGTGCTACAGATACAGAATTAACAACAATGGAAATTGGAATAAATGCTAGAACTGCTGATACCAGCACAAATCCAAGACCCTCTAATATTGTTACTTTTACTTTTTTAGATAGTCCAAGCACAACTAGCTCACAAACTTATACAGTTGCTATAAGAGGAGACGGTGCTTGTGATATTACAGCACAAGAAAATAATAGAACAAGTTCAATAACATTATTGGAGGTATCTGCATAATGAGTAAAGGTATTAAAATATCAAGAGCAATTAAAAAAATAAATCCTAATGCTAGTGCTAAAATTATAGCTGAGGATATAAACCAAATAACTTGGTTAGATGGAACTACACCTATATCAGTTGCGGATATAGAGGCACAATTTCCAATTATTGAACAAGAAGAACAAGCAGCAATAGATAAAAGAGAATCAGGCAAACAAAAGTTAAAAGACTTAGGATTAGATGATGATGAAATCCAAGCATTAATAGGAGCATAAATTATGGCATTAACTAGACTAGGACCAAATCAATCAGTAAACTTAGCAAGCAATGTTACAGGAACATTGCCCGCGGCTAATGGTGGTACAGGTGCAACTAGCTTTACAGCAGGTAAGATTTTGCAAGTTGTGTCTGCTAAAAAAACAGATCTTTTTAATACAAGTTCTACAAGTTTTGTTGATGTTGGTTTAGAAGCAACAATAACTCCATCTGCTACATCTAGCAAAATTTCTGTTTATTTAGATACTGGAGGTGTTACTAGAAGTGGTGTTGCAAACGAATGTGCAAGAGTAAAAATTTTAAGAGCTGGTTCTGATAATTATGGTGGAGCTAATATTTTTTATTCTACAGATGATATACCTTATAGTGGTGTAAGTACAAGTTTTCATTATATAGATGAACCATCATCTACAAGTTCTTTACTGTATAAAGTTCAAATGGAAACAAGATCAGGAAATAGTTGTGGTATAATTGCTGGTGGTAGTTCGCAATTCGCATCGTTAATATTAATGGAGATAGCAGGATAATGTCAAAAGTAATACAAGCAATATTAAAAATAAATCCTAATGCAGAGGTAAGTGTTCAAGCAGATGACATTAATCAAATCACTTGGCACAATGGAACAACACCTATTGCTAAAGCTGACATAGAAGCTAAAATAGCAGAGTTACCTACTGTTGAAGAAGAAGCTACACAAAAAGAAACAGATGCAGCTTCAGGCAAACAAAAACTCAAAGATTTAGGATTAACCGACGCTGAGATAAAAGCACTGACAGGAGCATAGTAAATGCTCGGTCATAGTTCCATATCCGCTAATGCAATAGCGACATCTATATTTGATCCAAATGTAAATGTTACTGTTTCAGGTAACGCGCTTACAGTATCTGTTGGAACAGCAACAGCTTTAGCTGGTGCGGTGTTTGAAGTAACTGGTAATGCTCTTACAATCAACGCTGGAACTGTAACAGTTGAGGCAGATGCTAATGTAAACACTAGTGGAATACCATTTACTTTAGGTGTTGGAACAGTAGAAATTCAAGCCTCTGCTATAACAAATGTAACTGGAAATGCATTGACGATGGCGACCGGGTCTGTTACTATTGAAGCTGACGCAAATATAACGCCTGATGCAACACCTTTAACAATAACTGTTAATGATGCTACGGCAATAACATGGAGTGAAATTAATCCAGGTGTAAGTCAAACTTGGACAGAAATAAAACCTTATTAATATGGCATCAACTTTTTCAACAAACTCAAAACTAGAACTAGTCACTACGGGTGAAAAGGCAGGTCTTTGGGGAACTATTACTAATACAAATCTACAGATATTAGAGCAATTATCTACAGGTTATTTATCATCAGCACAATTAGCTTCTGGTGATTTAACACTAAGCTTGGACCAAGGGGCAACGTCCAATGGTAAAAATTTATATATTAAACTTACTGGTACACTAGGTGCAAATAGAAATATAACTATACCAGACAGCTCTGAAAGAATTATTATTTTTGAAGATGCAACTACTAGAGGATCTTCAGCTTTATACACAATTACAGTTAAAACTGTATCTGGATCAGGAGTCGTATTACCAATAGGATCTAAATCATTAGTATATTCTGACGGCACAAATGTCAGCCTTGGACTGCAAAACAAAGGTTATGTAACTTTAAATGCAGGAACAATAACAGCGTACACAGCTACAGATGGTGATCAAATACTTGCAAATACAACTGCAAACCCAATAACAGTTACACTTCCTGCATCACCTAGTGTTGGAGAAGAGATTGTAATTATAGATGCTAGAGGAACCTTTGGATCTAACAATCTTATTGTTGCAAGAAATAGTTCAAACATAAACTCTGCTGCATCTAATCTTACTTTAAGCACTAATGGTCAAGCTGTAACTCTAGTGTTCATAGACTCAACAAGAGGCTGGTCATTCAAGACAAACACGGCGTAAGGAGCACGGACCATGGCCCTTATTGATTTTAAGTTCAAACCTGGAATCGACAAACAAAGCACAGAAGCAGGTGCAGAGCAGCGTTGGATTGATTCTGATAATGTTAGATTTAGATATGGCTTACCAGAAAAAGTTGGTGGCTGGTCTTCTTTAGTTACAGATTCTATTGTAGGTGTCGCTAGAAAACTTCACTCGTTTGTAGATCTTGAAGGTAATAGATATGTTGCAATAGGTACAGATAAATTTTTACTTATATACTTTGAAGGTAGATTGTATGATGCTACACCACTTGCAACTACCATATCAAGTGCAACATTTACATCAACAGGTAGTGTAACAATTACTATTACTACATCTGCAGATCATGGTTTAGAAATAGGAGACATAGTATTATTTGATAATGTAACATTACCATCAGGTACAGGTAAATCTAATTCTGATTTTGAAGATAAAGTTTTTCAAATCCTAACAGTTCCAACATCAAAAACATTTACTGTTGATTTTACCAGCACAGTTAATTCTGCATCTGGTGGAAGCATAGATCTAAAACCGTATGAAAAAATAGGACCCTCCGCTCAGTCTTACGGTTATGGATTTGGTATCGGTAATTATGGTGGTACTGTAAACGGTGTTATTTCAACAACTTTAAACGGATCGTTGGGCGCAAACACTACAGGAACAGGCGGAGGGTCCACTGTTACACTTACATCGACAACTGGTTTTCCAACAGGTGGTGGAACAATAGCTGTTGCAAATGAGTTGATTACATACACAGGTGTAAGTTCAAATGACTTAACAGGTATTACTAGAGGGGCGTTAGGTACAGCAACGTTCGGCACATCAAACGGACAAGCTCACAGCAGTGGTGCAACAGTTACAAATGCTACAACGTTTGCTGGATATGGTAACGCTGTAAATGCTGCAACTGTAACTCTAGAACCAGGACTATGGTCACTAGATAATTTTGGACAAGTTCTTATTGCAACGATTGCAAACGGTAAAACATTCACATGGGATGCATCTATTACAGCTAAATTTACAACAAGAGCCTCAACCACGACATCTGGTTTTGCAACAGGAAATAATCCTACAGCATCAAGAGTTACACTTGTTTCACCAACAACAAGACACTTAATTCACCTTGGAACAGAAACAACTATTGGCACATCAACAACACAAGATGATATGTTTATAAGATTTTCTGATCAAGAAGATATTAACACTTACGCACCATCTGCAATAAATACTGCGGGAACTTTACGATTACAAGATGGTACAAAAATTATAGGTGCTATAAAAGCAAAAGAAAGTATTTTAATATGGACAGATAATGCTTTGTATACAATGAAATTTATTGGTGCACCTTTTACGTTTGGTTTAGAACAAGTTGGTACAAACTGTGGATTGATAGGTAAGAACGCTGTTGTAGAAATAGATGGAGCTGCGTTCTGGTTGAGTCCAAAAGGTTTCTTTTTATTTGATGGTACGGTTAAATCTATACCATGCACAGTCGAAGATTTTGTTTACGATAATTTTGATACTACAAAAGGACAACAAGTATCTGCAGGATTAAATAATTTATTTACAGAAATAACTTGGTCCTATCCATCACAAGGATCTACATTTAACGATAAGTATGTGGTGTTTAATTATGCTGAATCTGCTGGTGTGCCTGGTGGTGTTTGGTATACAGGAACAGAAGCAAGAACAAGTTGGATGGATGCAACAATATACAAAAATCCTTTTGCAACTAAATTTAACAGTTCTGCATCAGGGTCATTTCCAGAAATTATAGGTGAGTCTGGTTTGGGTCAAAGTATTTTATTTGAACACGAAGTAGGAAACGATCAAGTAAATCCTGATGGCACAACTACAACTGTGTCTTCTTTTATACAATCTTATGACATAGATTTGGAGTCTAGATCAAAAGACGCAAGAGGTAGAGCTACTGGTCCTAAAGTTGCAGGTGAAATATTTTTAGCTATGAGAAGATTTGTACCAGATTTTAAAACATTAGTTGGTAATGCTAAAGTAAGTTTAAATGTAAAAAGATATCCACAACAAACAGAAGTACAAACTGCGTTAAGTCCTTTTACTATAGATTCGACTACAGATAAAAAAGACACAAGGGCAAGAGGTAGATTTGTAAGT